TGTGATAATTTAGGCATTGTCGAGAAAAACTTTTCAACCTTTTTATATTGTTGTGAGTTCAACTGTTGTACGAAGTCAAGTCTCTCTTGTGCAGAATAATCTTTTGCCTCCCATGCATCTTCTCCATCAAAAATGGTATCCATACAATCAGCTACAACTCTAAAAGTTTTATCAACCATTGTCTCTGCTTCATCATCTGTATCAAAATTACTTTCAATAAATTGATTGAGTGATGGATATTTCATACGAAGAGACATCTTATCATCTAAAACAATATCAATATTATGGTCTTTTGGTCTAATAACTTTGATTTCATCCACATATATTGTAACTGGAACTTTTGTCTCACCATCATCAGGACAAGTCACAGTTAATTTAATATCTTCACCAATAGACTTAGCACGAATATTTAAAAACAAATATTCAATATCAAATGTAGGAAGGTCATCAACTTTAATACCTCTTGTCAAAATACATTTCTTCAATACATCAGTCACAGCATTTGTGATGTCATTTTGATTTTTTGATTCCAATGCTAAAATTAAAATCTTTTCTTCCTTAACAAGAAATGGTCTGTATTTAATTTTTTTATTTGATGATGGTAACTTCAACTCATAGGTTGGAGTTTCAATGGTTGGTAATGGCATAATTTATTATTCAGTATTTTATATAGGAAGATTTATTTAGATCTTCTATTTCTAATCCTATTTTTTTCATATGAGGGGCGATTTTGAAAGTCTGAACTTTGATATCTATCTTCTCTTGAGAAGTCATCGGTTGTTTTACCAATTTTACCTCCAGCAAGACCCACAAAAACTTGATCTTTTGAATTTACAATACCGTCTGGTGTATTAACAACTTGTTTTGTAACGTCGTCATAATTAAAGGCGTGAATGAACCTATCATAGGCAAACTGTACACTACATCTTAACACATTTGAATCACCATAGGCAACTCTCATTGAAGTTAAATCAATTGGCCAAACATTTATAAATTCATAACTTGTTAGATTGGACTGATAGGTTGCATTTCTTGATTCTCTTATGAAGGTATCTCTTTCAAACTTTGTGATGTGAAGTTTTTCCTTATATTCCTCTGGATAATTGAACCTTGTAAATGCATTTTCCTCTCTAATTCCAGAGTCAAAAACTGGATTGATATATGACATCCATCTTTCTAAAACTTCTAGGATTACATGATCCGCATCGGCATAGAAGACAACATTTAACGGTGGAAAATTTCTTAAGTTTGGAAATTCTTCTTGAATACCTTGGCGATGTCCAATCGCACTTTGAGGTGTAAAACTTGTGCCTGGAATCTCAGCTTGTGTACACATCAAGGACATTTTTTCCATGAAGTCTGTCCCCTGTGTTCTTCTTTTGCCTGGCTCATTTCCTCTCAACCACCCACCTTGAGGCCCAGAGTTATATTTTCCAAATGAAAAATTAACTTGGTAAAAAGTGTCGAGAGATGGTCTTGCGACTGTGCTTTTGATTTTATCTACTCTATCTTGAAATATTTGACCTCTAGTTGGAAATGACACGATAAATAAGTGTAAGTTGTTATTACTATATATGAGCTATAAAGGGATATATCGACCTTCTAATCCTAAAAAGTATAAAGGTGACTCTCAAAATATTATTTATAGGTCTTTATGGGAAAGAAAATTCATGAATTACTGTGACTTGAATGAAAATATACTTGAATGGGCATCTGAAGAATTTTGGATTCCCTATCTAGACCCAACTACAAATCGTGTTCGCAGATATTTTCCAGACTTCTTTATTAAATACAAGGACAAGGACAGCAATATTCGTAGGTCGGTGATTGAAGTTAAACCAATGAGAGAAACACTACAACCAAAGGCAACAAAGGGTAAATCAAGAAAGACAATGATAAACGAATCTATGACATATGTGAAGAATCAAGCAAAGTGGAAAGCTGCAAGAGAATTTTGTGCAGACCGTAAATTAGAATTTAAAATCATGACTGAAAAAGAATTAGGAATACGATGAGCATTCTTCGGAGAATATTAGATAAAGTTGGTGGTCAAGTGACTGAGGATTACTTTCGCAGTCAATTACTTGAGGAACTTGGTTCGACAAACTTTGAAACTGACTATGCAGATACGGCTGGATTTGCGCCTGGCGAATTGTATTTCTTCACATATTCTGCACAAACCAGACAACCTTATTATGACATGTATCCACTTACATATGTGATTGAAATGAGGTCGAATGGATTTCTAGGTTGCAATCTTCATTATGTTCGTTTGACTGAAAGAGATGAACTTGCAATAAGCTTACTAAATAACTCTGCTCAGGGTGCAGTTGCAGTTCCTCCAAGAACTCTACATAAATATGTTTATACTGGCGTAAGAGGAACACCATATCGTATTCCAAATGCAGAATGGTCGGATGTGGCACAATTACCCACTGAAAAATTCGTTGATATGAGAGGGATACCAGTCCCAAGAGATCGAGTTTACAACAAAAACTAATGTCAAAGAAAAGTAGAAAATATAATGTTGATGGCGTGTCTTACGTTTTCAGTTTTAATGACGCTGGAAATTTAGAGGGTATTGCTAAAACAAGAGGTCGTGCTGGACAAACGAGAGAAACTCCGATAAGTCCTAGTAGTAGTGAATTTACTAGAGTCGCAGCGTCTGAGGAAGCAACCAGAGCATATAACATTGCTAATTTTGGTGGTTCAACGGACGGATATCGGGATCATGATGCTGGAGAAAGAGCAACACAAACCACCATTACACAACAAAATCAAGCATATGATGTAAAAACAAAAAAAGTAAATAATGAAGAATTTGTTGAGGAAGATACTAATGATCAAAACGTTGCACCTAGCCAAAATGCTTCTCCAAAAGATTCTGGTAAAAGTGAGGTTTTATCATATCCATTTGACTTAAATCCTAGACAGGATCATTTTAAGATAATGAGATATAATTATATCAGACCAGACATAAACATGAGTAAAGGGTCTGGCACAGAGATACAATTAACTTCTTATCAGAAACCAAGTAATTCTGTGAGAAAAAATAAAACTGGTTTCTATAATAAAGAGATAAATCGTGCTGGTGATAGTGTAGTCGGTAGTGAATTTTTGGGAAGTGTATTATTACCCATGCCAAAAGCAACAGACGTAAATGGTGTTGAATGGGGAAAAAGTGAATTAACTATTTCTGGTATCGCTGCTCTTGGCGCTGCTAATATGGTCGCTGGAAGACTTGCAAATGATAAAGGCGAGGCAGCTTTAAAAAAAGAGGCGAAAGAAGCTCTTAACAAAGAAAGAGGTAGAAATGAGTCAGGAGCAGCACCCACTGAATTTGCAAGAGCTTTTGGAGTTCAAACTGTGTCTAAATTAGCGGGCGCAGCTTTTGGTACAGAATTAGATGCAGATACATTTTTAGCAAGAACTGGTGGTAAAGTTTTAAATCCAAATGCAGAAATGTTATTTCAAGGGCCTGTAATTAGAGATTTTGCTTTTAGTTTTCTCATGGTTGCAAGAAGTCAAAAAGAAGGTGAAAGAATTAGAAAAATTATTCGTTTCTTAAAACTAGGTATGGCGCCAAAGTTTAGAAGTACGACTTTTCTAAAAGCTCCAGATATATTTACTCTTCATTATAAAAACGGAGTTGGAAAAGATGATGTGTTAAAAACCGTAAACTTATTCAACCCAGGCGGTCTTGCATTAACAACTATGAATGTTGATTACGCTCCGTTTGGTTATTGGTCTGCATATCGAGACTCACAGCCAGTTGCAGTAAAAATGGATCTTAATTTTACTGAACTTCGACCATTATATCAATCAGACCAACTCGATACTCCAGAAGATAGTGTAGGTTACTAAAATGACATACTCAGGATCACCAAATAGTTATTTCAGACAACTTCCAAACCTCGATTATCCTTCTCTAAGAAATGATCGAAATTCTGCATATGACTATCAAGTAGTAAAAAATATATTCAAGAGAGCGGTAATTCGTGATGATGTTTTTGATGAAATCACAGCTTTCACAAAATATTCCGTGCAGGGTGATGAGAGACCAGATCAAGTTGCATATCAATTTTACAATGATTCTGGTCTTGATTGGGTAGTGCTAGCTACAAATAACATTGTTCATGTCAGAGATGAGTGGCCAATGGGTAATCAAGATTTTTTGACATATCTCAACGCAAAATATACAGAATCACAACTAGCAAATATTCATCACTATGAAACTAAAATTATAAGAGACTCAAGCGGTGTATTAATTCAACCAGAGGGAAAAACAGTTCCAGCTGGATATACAGTTAACTTTTTAGATAATGGTGTTCTCAGGTCAGAGTCATCACTCACATCATTTAGTTTTTTAGAACATGAAACAAATTTAAATGACGCAAAAAGAAACATTAATATTTTAAAAGTTGAATATCTTGGACTCTTCTTAGAAAATTTTGCAGATATCATGGAATATAAACCATCAAATCAATTTGTAACTGACAAACTCAAGAAAACAGAAAATCCAAGACTCATTTCGCCATAAAAAAAGAGGTCACTTTGAGCGACCTCTGGCGTAAAAAATGGCCCGAAT